GCCATGTTTTATCCTAGAGCTACGGATCGCATACGGAGGCCAGAAGCGGTGTGACGCTCCCGTTGTCCCTGCAATCGTAAGTCGTTTAGTGCTTTATCAAGTCTGGATGTCCACATCGGCATCCGATCATCATTCTTCAAGTACGGTTCTGCTTCGACCAACGCACCAAACAAGTAAATGTCGGGGTGGTTGGTCAACAGCCAATTTGTTGTCGCGCTATCAGTCAGTGCAGCTATGCGAGTGTAGTAGATAATAGACGCCGTATACGTCTGGTCTGGTGATCTAAGCACCTCAAGTTGATTGGCCGATCCACCGATTGTGGTGAAATAATACGGCTTTCCAGTACCTGTCAGTGTAATACGCCTCTCTGACAATTCCTCTGGAGTCATATACTCAAGCACAATCACAGGCTGTAAATCCAACACGATCCTGACGATTTCCAAAGTATCCGTAGGCAATGTGGTATAACGCCCTGCGATAGAGAACGAATCGTTCTTCGTAATCATATCCGGCTGACGTATCACCCGATTGAAGTTCGCTTCCGCTAGTTCTATGAAAGTCGGAATCGTAGCCGTCAGATCTGTGCGATCCAACCAATTGGCGATCTCTGTTTGTAGCTGTGCATACGTTCCGACATTAGCCATTAGCGAGTCCTCAATGGACTAGATGGCCTGAAGAGCTTTCCTGGCCTTGTCCTGAATACCCTGTTATCGGGGTTGTCCATCCATCTATCAAACGCAGCCTTGTCTTTGAAATTGTTTGTAATTTTACCTACTTCTACAAGAACACTGAGCGGAAGGGTGGCTATATGGGTCTGCCTATCTCCCCATCTGGCACGTTCATCTACTTGATTAAATAATGCCTTATTGTGTTCCACAATTGCAGTAATATCCTGACGAGTTTCCAGGGCGACATCACCCGTAAGCTCATCTTCGTGATAGAACTGTACAGTCTTAGTTGCTGGGTCGTAGTCAAGTATACGTTTCATAGTATGGCACCATCGGGGGCAGGGGCCGAAGCCCCCACCCCACTAGGTTTTCAGTTATACCGCTGTGATTCCAGCGACACACCCGTGGGCTGCTTCGTTATTCACTTGCAGTCCCCATTCGATCAATGCCATTCTCTTATCGGCATCACCAGACTTGGCAAGAGCCTCCATCCCATACGGGCGAAGCGTAGCCAGTTTTACTTCATCTGGGTCAACCAAGAAAGCCCAATCATTCATCGCTGAACTGCCAGCATCCACCACCGTAGTGAAGAAACGGTTTGGAACAACTGACAGGTTCCCAAAGTCACTGACATAAATGTCAGCAGCACCGATGATCACGGAAGGCTCTGCGCCGTCTACATTAAAACGGCTAGAAGCGATTCCGGTAAAGCCACTCACAACAGTCTTGTTGTAAGGTGATACCATCAGCAGAGTAGGCTCGCCACCAGACTCATAGCACGATTGCATTGTAGTCTTGAGCATAGCCTCAGTGAACGCTTCTGGAGTATCAAACACATTCCAGATATCCGTAGACGCACTCGCCAATGGTGTCGATCCCGTATACGCCGGAGGCACTACGGGAGTGGATGTCCCATTCGCGCTGACATTTGTCTTAATCCACGCAGGGAATCCAGCGGTAACTCTTGCTGTTGCCGTAGCACCAGCGACTGCACCGGCATTCTGCAAAGCAGCTTTCTCAACATCACGCTTTAGCTCTTTCGCAGTTTTTGCGGCCTGGTATCCCACCTCTGAAGAGCGACCAGCCTTGACGACCTTTTGCTCAGTTCCAGAGATGATGAAATCACGCATATTGATCTGTGCATAATTCCCCAATCGCGTGGTCGGGGATACAGCCGTATAGCTGCTCAGATCCTGTCCTTCAACTACTGGTGTGGCTGAAGCAGCACTAAGGCTGTCCGTTTGCCACTCGAAGTATGTGTTCTCTGCATCACGACTGCCAATGTTGCTCTGGAAGGGAGTCTGCGTAGGAGAGATATCTGCAATTAAGTCAGATAAATCTTCCCTGATCCCCTTGGCATCGTAAGTAGTGAACGTATTGGCTACAACTGCCATAATTTAACTTTTAGTTAGTCCGCAAGCAGTTCACCAAACAAGGCTGCGGCATCGTCCACCTTTCCGGTGTCTTTCAGCTTTTGCCTCATGGCTTTCTGCTTACGGGAGCGCACCCTCTGGGAAGTCTCCTTGTTCCCCCCTTTTGCGCTACCGATCATAGATTTAGCCGCTTGGATCTTCTCGCCGTTGGTGAGTTGGTTGTAACGCCATGCATCCCGTAACGCGATCAATGCTCTATGGTCGTAAATCTGACCCAGTTCTTCGTCACTGAATCCTAGTGTTTTCCCATACTCTAACAGCTTTCGCTGTTCATCGGCCTGAATATCCGAGTCGGACCACTCAGGAATCTTTTCCAGCACCATTGTCCGTTCTTGGGAAAGGCGTCTTTCCAGTTCCTCAGATTGCTGCCCCTGTAGGAGTTGCTGCATACGCACTTGTTCCTCTTGTACGGCTTGAATCTGCCCCTCCCGATCTCGCTCCATCTGCTTGAGCTTTAGCCATTGAACGGGGTCTTGTCGCTCTAGCGTATCCCAATCAATGTTCGGTTGTGCGGCAGCTTCCATCTGTTGCCGAAGTTGCTGAAGCACAGACGCATACGTCTGACGCTCCTGCCCCAGAGCCGTCTGCTGGTCAGCGAACGCATTGCGTTCCTCTGCCAACGCCTGACTCTTTTGTGTGAATGACGATCCCCTTTGGTAGCCCGATAAGAGTTCGTCCAGCGGAACTTGCATCTCTTTGCCGTCTACGAGTACACGGTAGGTTGCACCTTCGCCTTCGGATTGCTCTTCGCCAGCTTCCTCGTCTGCGAACTCATCCACTTCATCCAAATCGTCGGATAATTCGGATTCTACCTCATGCTCTTCCAGGGAGTCCTCTGCCTCAACTGGCTCGGGCTGCTCCTTTGGTTTTCCGACAAGCATCTCATTGAACGAATCTGTAATCTCGTCCATAGTGCGCTGACGGTCACTCCCTACTGGGTTGGTGACTGTTGTTTCGCTCACTATTTTCTCCGTTTATTAGATTTATGCTTTTTCTCTACAGCCCAATCAGCGACCAGGGTGCGAAGTCCACGAACAACCTCATCTAGTCCCCGTCCCTGCATGAACAAATTCTCCCTAGTGTTCACCTCGTTCAGATCCGTTAGATGCCATTGTGTAACGATGCTGGCTCTTGCGGTTTCGATAACTTCGGTGAACACAGGATCTTCAAGTATCTCCTGCGCTCGCCTGCCCTTCTCTTCGCGAGTCAGGTTATTCATTGTCTAGCATTTTCTTCAGGATTTCAAGGTCTACCTTGGATTGATATTTTTCTTCTGCCTCAAATTCCCTAATTGTAAGGTCACCTGCGATTCTCGCACGCTCGCGTTCATCCATTTGCTGGGCCTTAGATGCGTCCAACATGACCTTCTGCTCGGCTATGCCCAGCTTCTGTTGGTCAACCGCCGTGCGAGCTTGGATGTCCGCCATCTGAGCCTGCACCAGCAACTCTTCGGGTGTTGGTGGTGGAGGTTCAGGCGGCGGCGGTTGCCAGTCCACTGGAATTGGCTTAAAGAACTGGTCGGTGTCCTTGTAGCCGCTGATCTCCAACATCTTGGCAAGCGTGTTTCTAATGTTCCCCAGGCCGACTAATGGATTGTCTGGCCCAAGTTTTTCCATCGCCTCAGTTTGTCTGGCCGCGATGTTGTTCAGCACCGCCAGCCGCTCGTCAGTTACCCCTGATCCGAGGCCCACATTCACAGAGCAGTCCATAGAGGAGTTCCACACCCTGGGATCCACTGGCACCCACTCGTTACGAAGGCGCACAACGCGCTCCTTGTCCTGGTGCGTGATAACAAGCCTGAGAAGTCCTTTGAATAGACGCTTAAATCCATTCTCGGCAAACAGTCTGGCTATCATTTCCAGGTGCTGTTCGGCACCACGAATCGTGGCGGTTACAGCGGCCCTGGTTGTGGATTGAAGCACATCTGGATCCAGGCCCTGCGATGCAGCGGTCTGGCCTGTGCGTGATTCCTTCATCTGGTCCAGATACGCGACCATAGGAAACGCTTCCTTACCCAGGAACGGCACATCCAACTGCTGCACCATACCAGGCTGGCGCATCCTGATAATTGATCCTACTTCTGGGTTAAGGACATCATCAATGTCCACCATACCCTCAACCACCCCTACTCTCGGGTGGATGGCAAAGCTCAAGCTATCCAACATACCACGCAGTACAGCAGATTTAATTCTCTGGATATCCTTTGTGAGGTCGGCCAGATCGGAGCCAAAGAACAGGTGTGGCTCTGGATCGCAGGCGAACATAGCGAACGGTATCTCATCCGCTGATTCATTGTTTACAACCTTGTAACCGTCGCCAACTGTGCATACCCGTCTGAGTTCCGCTATACCGTCACCGTCATAGTCGATGTAGCACCAAGCCTCGCAATACAGAACGCGCCTGCGCTCATAGGAGGATAGTGGACTCATGGAGGATCGGTTTTTGTACCGCGCCCAATACTCGTCTGTGTCCGTAAACGCCACCTCGTCCGACAGATGCTCTTCCAGCATTTTCCTGTCATAGCCCAAGGCAACCAGGTCGGACACCGTAGCCATTGTTCTGTGGCCTACCACCATAGCGTCCTCAAGGCTAGTCGCGGCTGCGTCCACCAAGAACTCCTCGGGGGGCATTGTTTCGATCTTAACCTTATTGCGCTTGACCTTGCGTGTAATCTCAGCGTCATAGATTTGGGGCACAGGCATACCTTGTGCTTCCATCATCATGGCCTGCTCTTGGGGCACGTTAGGTGCTGGACGGGCCTCGACTGTCACAGCCTCTACGCCCTCTTCCTGAAGGATAAGTCCTAGCTCTCCCTCATCTAGATTCTCAAACGTGTGTGTTGTGACCTCAATTGAGTCATCCCACCACCATTTAATAAATCCGCCCTTATTCATTAGCGCGTCCTTGAACACACTATAGAACAGCCCTACCGCATCGTTGTCCTGCTGGATGACGTAGTTGATGTAGTCTGTAGCCTGTTCAGCCTGTGCTACATCTTCTGGACCCTGGGGTACGAACTCCACAAACTTCTGGCTACCAAAGAACACCCTCATCATAGAGGGTAGTACGGCCTGCACGGAGTCTCTCACATCCCGACTGACTACCTGACTCCTGCCGTCCTGTTCATCACCGAACGGGTCGCCGCGATAGTACCTGGTTGACTCTGCCCTGATAGGGCTGATGTCATCGTCAATGTATTGAATAGCGTCTTCGATATATTGGCGAACTGCGATCTGCACCTCTTCTTCTGTCATCTGCTCGGGCGGTGCGGCCCCCTCGGTCTGCGTCTGGTCTTCTGTGTAAGCCAACGGCCCCGAGTCCTTATTGGATTATGAAAGCCAGGTAGTACAGGGGTGAGAGTGAGATCACCCCTATACTATACCCATCAGGTCGCGCTTGATCCTGCCCCTGTGCCTGCCGCCGCGACCACCTATAGCTGTACCTGCTTCAGAGGCGAAAGTCAACATGAAGGCGTCAGCGGCATCTGGACTCGCCACCCCACGCTTCTTTAGGTCGGCCTTAGACTCGATTTTCACCCTGCCCGTAGATGTGTAATTGTAGCGCACTGTCACCAACTCCATTTTCAGACGCTCATCCCTGGGCAGGCGTACATCCCTGGCCTCCAGCCACGACTTGGCCTTATACCAGAGTTCCGCTCTAAGGTTCAAATAGTGCTTACCAAGTGCTGGACTCTCTGCCACGTTAATCGCGTAGGCTGGCAGTCCGAGTTCTCGGAGCCTGTCTGCGACCCCAGCACCTAATCCTATGGCGTCCACAAATATCTCCAAGGGCGTGTCTTCTGTGCTGTCATATTCAGCTTTGATCGCCCCTGTAAGTTGCATGGTGTCCAGGTTGCGCCAGATACGCACGGGTTCCGTGACCGCATTACCTCTTCTTTTACACAGAGCGGATGCGTCTGCGCCGAACCTCGCTACGTCCACACCCCATACCATCGGGCCGAACTCCGTAGGTAGCACATCTCGACTAATTGCGTCCGCGACCAACTCCTGTGGGATAACCGTATCGTCATCAGCACGGGGGAATTTTCCCAAGACCCTAACTCTGTAGGTGTTGGACTCCTCCCCGTAACGCAGGCGGCACTCTTCAATATATTCCTGAGACACCCTCGGCGTCTCCTCGCAGGACACATGGAAGGTAGTCCAGCGGTCTGCCAGTTTGTGGAAGGTGTCGTAGAAGTAGCCTGTGGAGCGCACGGGGTTTCCTGCTAGAACCATTGTGGCGTGATGCGCGGACATGGATCCAGCAGCGGCCTCATAAACCTGCTCGGGCACGCCCGAAGCCTCGTCCGCGATAAGTAGCACATGGTCGGCGTGAATACCCTGGAGCGCGTCTGGCTGTTCTGCGCGACTGGTCCTGGCCGATATGAAGTTTCGCTCTGGATCAGAGGCAAGCTCTATGCGGTCTGCCTTGATGTTGAATCTCTCTTTG